AATATAGCAGCAACACGCTGCTCTCGGTCTTGACCATAAGCCAAGTCCAAATCGAATTTTGAATTCTTCAATGTGTATCAGCCCAAGTCTCGCCAATTTTATATTCCCCCGTTAATGGTATTCTTAATTTAAAGTGCATACCTGTATTCTGTATTGCATCAACCGCTACTTGTCCGACAGTATCCGCATCCTCTGCATCACACTCAACTTGTATTTCATCGTGAACCCAAACTACTTGTTGAACGTCTGGTATTCTTTTTATGTTTTTATCAAACTCTACGAGCCATTGCTTACAGACGATAGCTCCTGCTGATTGTAATAGTGTGTTAAGTGCTGAATGTTGCGAACGTACTTTTACCTGTCTGCCATCAAGACCAACGATGTGACCCCTCTTTGATGCAGACTGTACGTCTTTAATAAGTTTATTGAGTGCTGGTAAATTATTTAAGAAACGGGTTCGAGTCTTGCCTGCGTCACCAACTGTCTTGCCTGTAACTTGTGCAATCTTTTTGACACCGCCTCCGTATAAGAAACAATAATAAAATCTCTTTGCCACATCTCGGCTATCAAGACCTGCAAGTTCTTGCGTTTTGCTATGGATGTCACCATTCAGTACGACATCAGCATAATCGCCTGCATCATACTTAGCCAAGTAATGTGCAAGCATACGAACTTCTAGTCCTGATATATCTATACCAACTAAAACTTTGCCAGGTGTTGCTCTAAATAACTGACGACACTCTTTGCCATAAATTTTATTGATACTTGGTACTTGTCCTAAGTTTGGATGTGTATGTGATGCTCTGCCTGTAACTGTAGAATTTGTATTACAGTTACCGTGTATGCGCCCATCTCTCTCTTGCTTTAACCAAGCTTGTGAGCCTGCTGCAAGTTGCGCTATGCGTTTCTCTAGTAAGAAATGTTCACTTAATAATTTTGCTTCATCCCATTTCAACTTTTCTAATACTGTCTCATCAACTTTGGGCTTGCCATCAGGTGTAAACTCTTGCGGTTGCCAATTAAATTTATCTCTTAATCGTTGTGCTATATGCATACGACTAGATGGATTGAATGGCACCGTCTTTTCTTTTATGAATGGCTGCCCTTTTACGTAGCCCCTAGTTTTATTATTAACTTTTGGTATGAATTTTGTCTTCTCAATCACAGGAGGGAATATGCTTTGGAGCTGTTCTTCTAGCTCTAATCGTCTAGCATTTAATTGTGCAAACAATTCTAGTGCAGCAGGTTTGTCAAAAGAGAAACCGTGCTGTTCCTGTTTGTGAATAATTTGTGCAACCTTGTGCTCTAAGTCTAAGGCTTGTGATTGTTTTGTTTGTGTAAGGATAGTGTACAGAGTGGCTGTAACTTCTACATCCTGGATGCAATAGTTTAACATTTCTTGTGTGAACTCTTTCCAATCTGTAACGATTTGTGATTTGTAATTACCTATGCGATGACCCCAAGCTTCAAGACTATGCCTACCAATTAATTTTTTTGGAAACTCTGGCTTGCGGAAATCTCTATCCATAATGTCAGGATACATAAGTCGTGCCGCAACAATGGTGTCAAAGATTTTAGCTTCTGTGTAAAAACCAAACAGTTTTTGTAACACAGGTATGTCGTACTTAATTATGTTGTGACCAATGATAAGTTCAGCTTCACCTAAAAGCTGCATTGCTTTTTTAATTTTCGGTGTAATTATTTCATTTGTATCTAGGTCTTTCAGAACTATACAATGCACCTTGCTGACATCTGGTAACAAACCATTAGTCTCAATATCAAAAACTAAACGCATAACTCTTGATTAATCCAATTCCTAAGTTGTGGGTTTCGTAATAACAATTCTGTTGTGAAGTTTGCGAAGCTATCTACAGCTCTTTCCTCTTCCGCTTTGTCCAAATTAAATACGTACCAACAACAATGATACGTCTCGTGAAGAACAAGACTTACAGCTCTTGCTCCACCTTCCTCTATGATTGCACTATCAAGAAATATATTCTGACCTCTTGCATCGTAACTGCCTTGTTGGTCTCCAACCTCAAGTGCTACTACAGGGTCAAGCATAGTTATCTTGAGTGTGTGGTAAGACACTTTGATTGTGTTTGGTAATTTATATTTTTTCATTTTACTCCTAATGTAGTGTGTGTTTTTTAATTTGAATGCGCCAAGCGGCTTCGTTGCCTTCTGCAATAAGTGCAAAGACTGCGTTATCAATAAGTTCATAAGCTTCTAGTGATGCCACATCTATTGTGATTGTTTTGTGTGGATGCTTTGTTGCTTGTGCAAGCGCCTCCATCACTAACGATGTCCATTGTATTGCTTCAGAAGTCATTGTTGGTGATTTCACTTAGGCAACCTGTACTTAAATCAAAGAACAAATCGCAAGCGTGACCTGTCTCACCACTAAATCTATTCTTGAGAATGTTTACTTGTGTGGTGTTGTCGTCTGCCTGCAAATCTCTTTGCATTGAAATAATCATATCGCTTAGTTGACCGATGGATGCAGAACCTCTGAGTGCATTCATTGTTACACTCTTGCCATCTTCCCATCCTTTGTCTCCTTCGCTTCGTCTCAGGTGTGATACAAGTATCAATCCAATACCTGTCTCTTCAACTAAAGTTCTTAAAACGGAAACTGTATAATCGATAAGCTTTCGTTCATCGTTTGTGTGTTCATCGCCCAAAGAGCTGAGAGCCATATGCAAGTGGTCAAGAATAACAAAATCAACTGCACAAGCCTTAGCCAGGTATCTAATCTTTGAAATAAGATTGTCGGCAACTGTACTACCAAAGTGATTATACAAATAAAAGTTACCGTTACCCACAGTAGCATTATATGTGTGTCGTAAGGTGTCATCCTCCACTCCTTCCCGTGTTAAATGTAATGGTTTATGTAAGCTCACTCCCATAATGCCGAGTGAGGTGCGTTTGATACTTTCCTCTAGGGCTATGTATCCAACTTTAAAATCTTTTTGTAATAGGTGTAATGCAACGTGACGGCAGAAAGAACTTTTACCAACACCTGAGCCTGCTGTAATTGTAACTAGCTCACCTTTGCGCAAGCCGTGTGTCTTAACATTTAAGTTTTCAAACGGATAATCAACGGTTACGTAGTTATCCTCTTGCTGTATGACATCCCAGATATCAGTTCCACATACAATGCCATCTGGTCTGTACGGTTTAGCTGACCAAATACAATCTGTAAGTTCTTTGTATTTACCTGCGACCAGCATTTCGTTTGCATCTTTTAGTGGCAGCGAACAAATCTTAGCCTTGTTAGGGGAGAACAATCTAGCACACTCACTCGCTGCCTTTTTGCCTGCATCGTCTTGGTCGAAACACAAGACCACGCTGTCAAAACTCTCTAACCACTCAAGCTCTTTTGAAATATCTTTTTTTGCACCTGCAGCACCTGTCTTGATACTGACTACAGGATATTTATTGTCCCAAAGTTTTGATACACTCAGCGCATCAATCTCTCCTTCAGTCACAACAACCATCTTTCCTTTTTCACGCCATAAGTGCTGACCGAATAACGTTGCTTGCTTGACATCACCAAGCCATTGAAACTCTTTTGATGGATACCTAAGTTTCTGTGCAACCAACTGCCTATCTTTGTCGTAGTAGTTTGCAATCTGGCAAGGTCTTCCAAAGTACGCACCCGTACCATAATTAAATTTCTGTACTGTATTGTAATCAATCTTGCGTGATGCAATTTCATTTACATCATAGTTAATAAAACCTGTGGTTTCTTTTTGTTGTAATTGTGTCAATTCACTCTCCCTTGTCACGTGCTGACAGCCGAAGCAATAGGTGTGTCCATCATCGTAAACTGCAACGTTGTCTCTGCTGCCGCAGGAGTCACAGCTCGTGTGATATAGAAAATTACTTTCTGTCATTGTTAATAAAATTTTTTGCTGAAATATTTAGGTAGGAAACAAAAGAGCCCAGGGAGGCTAACCAAACCCTGAGCTCAATCAAACAAACTTGCCTAATTCTGATATCTCAAAATTAGGACAAGAAGTATCAGACACATCTCTGTGACCGATAACGAGGACATTACCATAATAAGCCTGTAATTCAACCAACAGCTCGTTTAGTGCTCTAAACTGCGCTAGTGTAAAATTACAATCAGGCTCACCTGTAATAGATAATCCGCCGATAAGACAAATGCTTATTGAATTTGCATTTGATACGTCACCCTTGGCTTCAACGTGAATACCTGCAAGGTCAATATCTCTGCCGTCTTCAATCGTGCCATCACGTCTAATGACTTTGTGATAGCCAATTGTTAACAGTCCATCTTTACGATGCATCTCTTCGATATCTCTTGCCGTGATGTCCTGCTCAGGAGTTGTCTGAGAAGAATGTACGACAATAAAATCTGTCTTAATTCTTTTGTTACTCATAACCACTCCTGTGGCAGGTGTTTATCAGCGAAAGGAAATCCGTATTTATCACACCACATACCGTAAGTTGTTTTAGACTTCTTACTGATACGTGATTTAGAATTATTAAAAATAAATCTGATGTCTAAATCTGGATGCTGTTCTTTTACAAGTCTCATCTTCTGTCTATCTGCACTTGTGAACAGTCCTTTAGTCTCTATAAATATCTCTTGCTTTGGTAAGTAAAAGTCAGGAGTGTAGGTATGAACCTTCTGAGGCTTCGTATATTCCAACTTAGTCTCTTCAAATTCAAACACAACACTCTCTGTCTCTAACTCTGTGGCTATCCGTTCCTCTAATCCAGAACGGAAACCATACCTCAAGCCGACTTCGTTAGAAGTCAAAGGCTTGTTGGCTCTCCTCTTCTGCTGGCGTTTCAGATATGGATTGCTCATAGCCTTCCTCCTCTCCGAAGCCGTACCCTTTGGCATTACCACTCCCACCTTCTACAAGCTTAGTGATTTGAACTGCGCGTAGTCTCATCGACACACCAGCTCCAACCATAGCCGTATAGTAGGGAACGAGTTCTGCACTTACCTTCATCTCACTACCTGACCAAACATTGCAATCGGTCATCGGAGTACCTTTTGAGTCAAAGATTGCAACCCTGTTAGGAATTAACTTCCCATCCTTGGTAGTAATTTGAGCTTTAGTCTTAAACTTAAATACTGTGGAACCTGTAGCTTCGCCGTCATCGTTAGTGTCGTCTTCGTACGGAGCTGCAGCAGTTTTTATGTTTTTGCCTTTAGCCTTCTCTTTAGCAAGAGCAATGCTTTTCTGTATTGCTGCATCAATCTTTTGTTTTAGATTTTCTGCGTCTTCGCCAGACATAATAAGATTAGTCTTATAGTGTCCAACTTCGTCAAACCTTGTATCAGGTGATGTTAAGTAAGCATACTGACTTACACCGATGCCTGTTACAATTCGTTCGTGATTGTTTTTCATTACACGATATCTCCTAGTTTAAAATTATGAACCGAATGAACTCAGTTCATATAGGGGCACTAAACTAGATGATATCGCATAGCACTTTCAAGCAATCTTAAGCAAAGAAGAACTCACTTTGTTTTAATAAATTAATATCAAGATTACCTTTAGTAGGAACGTTAGGCAGTTTGTCTTTGTACTTGTCAGGAACTAAATTTAATATTCCATTTTTAAAATCTTCAAGCACATCGTTTTCTGAAAACACTTTGACAAAAGCATCACGCAAAGTATCACTCAACGTTTGTACATCTGCAGCAGTCGTACCGAAGCTGTCGTGTACATTGCAAAAGTTTACTAATCCTTTTTCGTGTGCAAGGTTTACTGTAATCATCATACAAGCAGCATCTAGGCTGTGCACAAAGTTTGCAGCTACACCATTAATCATTCGTCTTCTATCTGTTGTGTCTAACTCTGTGTTTAAACGAGGTTTGATTACCTCACCCATCAACATTGCTTTGACACGCATTGACTTGACCTCTGGGTATGATTGATAGATTGGAAACCCAACAGGATTAATCCAATGTATAGGCAATTGCTCTCTACAAACAATCCGAGCTATGTTTTGCAGAAAGTCCATACCCTCTCTTGCTGACTTGAGGTTGTCGCCTATGCTATCCCAGATAAGACTTGCTAGATAGACACAAGGCTTCAGCATATCGCTTTCAAACGGATGGTTCTCACCCTTCTCCTTGCGCTTCTCCAAGTCTTCCTTAACAAAGTCTGTGCAACTGTAACGTGTACTGCCGTAGCAGATTGTCATAATGCTTCGCTTTGTTGTTGAACGTTTGACACCATAGTTGAGCCAAGCTTGTGCATATGGCTTGCCATCTGTTGCATCCTTGCGAAGTCTTTCTCTCACATTATCAGCAATTACTTGGTAGATGTCTTGAGGTTCATCGGTGACAGTTAGGTTTACAAGTTTACCTGCTTTTTCATCCCGTAGCATCAGCGAGTAGAGCTGTAAACCATTGCAACTGCCATCGACAGATACAGGTATATGAGAAATAAACCCATCCCCTGCTTGTTTGTATCTATACCACTCGTTGCAGAAAGCAAGAAACTGATATGCTTCATCAGCATCAGTCCATTGTAAATTTGCTATTGGGTCTTCACCGCAAGCTACAATCCACTCTTCGTTTTCTTCAACCCACTTTACCCTGTCAGCCAAAGAACATTTGTCTTCGCCCCACATATTAGCGCCGTGTACTGCAAGCCAAAAGTCGCCTTTGTTTTCTTTGGTAATAGCTTTACCGTTTGCAAACTCAAGCAATGCTTTTGCGCCACCCACCGATTGATAATTTAAAAAAGCAGGCACGCAGTAAACTCTGCTTCTGAAGTCTAGCTGAAGCGGATAGTAAAGATGCTCTTCATCCTTGTGTTTATCTGCAAGATAAAGCACCTTTGCAAACAACCTGCTTTTACTCTCAATACGTTTATTCTGCGTATTAATTATTGCAGCTTGTTTCTTCCACTCCTTACGAGCTTTCTCGTTTGTATCGATATCGTGTGGTTTGTTTGGGATATCTATCTTGTAGCCTGTATTGAGTTGACCCCAATGCTTTTGGTTATCCCACGCAAACTGCATCACACCTAAAACAAACTTGTTAATTCTAAAAGCTGTGTTCTGCATAGTATTGATTGCCTGATAGACCTCTGGCATACGGAAGTTCTCCAGCTCTTGCTTAAATCGCTTATTACGGATTTTAACAAGGTCGAGTTGTGGCATCTCCTCAGTCCAATAGCCTCCATCTTCTGGTGTTGTCCATTGTTTAGGTATTTCAGTCGATGGCATATACTCTGGGTTCAGTAGGTCATTCCAAGAATTACGTTTCTTAATCCATTCGTGGGTTTTGACGGTACCTCTAATAACCTTTGTACGTTTCTTCTTGATGACATCGTGACCTATCTCAATCAGCCCTGTAGCTGTCACCATAAGCTCAACCAGACGTATGCCTACGTGTAGCTTGTCTGTTTTGCTCCATTCAGTCCATTCTACAAAAC